GCTAGCTAGCGCTATACTCGCTCCGTCATAAACCGAACGGACGTTTTTATAAGCGTTTACGATTTCGTCGCTTTTGGCTAGAGTCTTAAAATCTATACCTTTGTCGCTAGCTTCGAATTCAAGCTTGAAGTGATACGGCTCGCCGCCGTATTCGTGCCATTCTTTAAGAGCGGTGTCCGAATACAAAGACTTAAGAGCTTTTACAAGCGCTATAAAGGTTCCCTCGTCAAAATATGTTTTTATTGGTTCTTTCAAGAGTTCTTTGGTTTCGTCTAGGCTCGTACTTTTTGGCTCTATATCAAAGGTATATGCCAAAAATGCATGGTTAAAGTCGTTTTGATCATAAAAAAATCGCTCGTCAAATTTGAGCCACTCCCGTATCTTTTCACCCAAAACCTCATCGACTCTAAAAAGTATGTCGTCATAAGTGCGTAGATCTATCATCAGTTTGCCTTTGAAATTTGTAGGTTTTGTAGTATCAAGATACTATCTCGATCTATGTTTGGAATTTGGCTTTTGACCTCTACGGCTTTTGTATTTTCATCGAATGCTATCTCTATGATCTTCGAAAAATGTGGCGTAAAGCCGATTTCTAGCGAGCCAAAATACTCTTTTAGCCTAGCTGTCGCATTTTTTAGAACTTCAGAGAACATAAAATCTTGCAGAAGTTTGATTTCGATGACTAAATCTACTTTTATTTGCGTTACTTCTTTTATCCTCACATCATCGGTTAACGGGATGCGCCCGTCAAGAGCCTCTTTGATTTTCAAAGTTGCCGTTGTCTCGTCAAATTTAGATAGATAGACGATCTGCACCACTCCGGCGCGTAGCTGATAAACGCTTGCTTTTGTGATACCTTCAACGCTTAAGATATAAAAAAGATAGCTTTTTGCACTTCCAGCGGTGCTGAATCGATGCATCGAGAGTAAAAAGCGCGCTCTAAGCTCATCGTCGCTTTCGCGAGCTTTAAATCCACTGAATGGGCTTATCATTTTTATGTCGGTTACGTAGATGTTCGGGATCTCAAGCGTCGTAGTTTCATAGCTTTCTTTAAAATACTCTTCAGCTTCAATTTTAAGGACTTTTGTATCGGCTATATTTGCGTCTTCGAGCAGATACGCAAAATGCCCAGCACCGTCGGTAAATTTCGTCCCTTTTGGCAGATACGTAGCCGAGCTTACGCTCACTTCGACCTGTGCGATCGGCTTTACCTCATCGTTTCTTTTTATGCCGACAAGTGCGACGAGCTCGTCTAGATATTCTCCGGAGCTAAAATTTAGATAGTTGTTTGCGATTTTTATATTTATGAGTTCAAAAAAGTGGTTTAGCCGATATAAAAAAATATCGATAAGCGTCATATAATCATCACCAACAAGCGGGATATAGTCAAGCTTGCCGCTTTTAACCTTAAATTCATTGATGATATTTTGACGTTCGGCATCGATATCTAAAGGTTTTATAAAATTTGGCACTTTCATAAACTTACCCTTATTTCGTCTTTTAGCTCGCTATCTTTTACTTTATACGTTACTTTTGTTTCGAGCTTGCCGTTTTCATCGGGAGTTATATCGATGCCGATTTCTTGCGCGCGCGGCTCGTAAGTTTCTATTTGGCTTTTTAAATCTCTTTTATAGGCTAAAATTTCGCTTAGGCTCATTTGCTTGTCGATGTATCTGTCAAGTCCGAACGTAGGACGCAGTGTTTTGGTAAATTTAGAAGTTTTCATGATGCGAGATATATTTTCGTCTATTGAGATTTGATACATTTTCAACCTTTTGGCCGTATCATATCAAAGGCGTTTAGGCATTTTATACAAGGGATTTTAGCGTGGCAAAGATGTCCCGCCGTCGGTATCGTTATGCGTGTGCCCGGTTAGATCCCCGCGTGCATCGGTGATATTTCCGCTCAACTGGATATCGCCATTTATTTTTACATTACCCTTTATTTCAAATGTTCCACTGCCACCACCCGCGCCAGTAGTGCTTATCGCGCCTTGTATCGTTGTATTGCCTTGCAACAAAATAGACGGGCTTTTGATGGTCGTGCTTTGGGACGAGATATTTGCATTTTTCGTAGTGATATTCACTTGGCTTGAGGTTAGTATATTTATGGTTTTTGCGTTTAAAATTTCAAGAGTTGAACTAGCGCTATCGTAGCTGATTATGGTTCCATCCTCGTATTCGGTCACTTCTTTGGTTTGGCTTACGCCGCTCGGCTCCTTACATCCCTTATTAAAAATGGCTCCTTGGGCATATTTTATACCTCCGTTCGCCAGTTCGCAAACGATCGCCTGCTCGCCTATGCGCGGCGGCGAAAATGAGCGTTTAAAGGAGTTTGCTTGCTGCTTATATGGAATAAGTTTCGTGACGACACCGAGGTAATTTACCCTAACTAGACTTTTATCCGAGCTTACTTCGCAGATTGTTCCGATGTATTGCATCAATAACTCCACATCCGGCTGTGATAGACGAAGCTTAGCTTTAGCTCCATCAAAACGTAATCTTTATCTAAAATTTCAATGCTTGCGCGATTTATCGCATCTAAGGATTTGAAATTGAACTCGCCTGAAAAATCTTTAAGACTTTGCAATACTTCTGCGGTTAAGGCATCACTTTTTTCGTAAGTCGTAGTGATTAGATTCAGGCTTACGCTCAGATTATGTCTAAGTCCTTCGAAATTTGCCGCCTCTACGTCGTCATTCGTATCTTTGATAACTATAAGAGGCAAGCTTTCTTTATCGAAAACATAAACTTCAAAAATTTCTATATTGTGGTTTAATTTGCTTAAATGCTCTTTTAGGTCTTTTATTATTTTTTCTCTCATCATATCTCTTTTAGAAAAATTCTTTTTAAAACCTGACTTTCAAATGTCGTTTTATATATTTCATAAATCACACCTAAAATTTCGATTTTATCTTTTAACTTTATATCCTCATTATTTTGGTAGGTAATAAGGGCGGTGACCTCTGTCCCTACCGCCCCGTCATCAAAAATCACTTTTGAGTTTTGATTGAAATGACATTTTCTTACGCTGCCGTCTTTTAGGACTTTCATACTGATGCAAAAGTCCTGATTTATGATAGCTTTTACATCGGCTTTAACCATGGCCAAATCTATCATTTATCTTTATTGCCTTTGGTTTGCTTATTGCCGGCGGTTTTGTTCGCTTTATCAGTAGCACTAGCGTCTTTTTGATCGTCCTCGTCTTTGGCCGCGGCATCTTTGATCTGTTTGTTTGTCTGACCTCTTAGGCGTTCTTGCTCCTCTTCGCTGATAGCCTGCAAGGCTCCGATAGTTTGCATCCTTTGGATAAAATTCCTATCCGTGCCATCCGGTAAGTCTATGATGTCGCCAGCTTTTTGGTATTTGTCGCCTATTTTTGTGTTGTATAAAACTCTAAATTTCATTTTTTAGCTCCTTTAAATTTTTGTGTGTTAATCTTAGTTGGTAACGACATTGGCGTCGTTACCATTAAAATTTATGCGCTAGTTTTCGAGATAGCAAAAGACTTCTCGCGTGCGAGCTTGGCGTCGATGTCATAAAATGCTTGTAGTAGCACGTTACCGCCCTCTTGCATTAGTGGCAAGACTTCAAGCGAGCCAAACGCTCCGATCCAGATGTCCTCGAAATTTCCAAAGATCACGTCCCCTGCTTTTAGGTTATTGTTCTTGAAATACGCGTATCCTTGAAGGTCGCTGTCACCGGTATCTATAAGCATACGCTCAACGCTGCTGCCGCGCTTCGTCGCTCTTAGCTTGCTGATATCCGTGCCGTTTAGGAAAAATTTGCTGTGCTCCGTATCAAGCCCCGCCGCGTCAAGGCTATCGCCAAATTTTAAGACGCCCTCAAGTGTCGGTGCAGTCATAAAGCCCGCGATGCTTGGCACTCCGCTCGTTTCAAATAGCCCTTTTACGACACCTTTACCGTAAAGCAGCGTTTGTTCTAGCTTCTTGCGGATTGCGTCTTTTAGCTTTTTATATGCAAAGCTTTCAAGCTCGAATGCGCTCATATTTAACATCGTTCTTGTGATAACGATGTTCGCGTTTAGCGTATGCGGGCTTAGCTGGATGGCATCGAAGCTTAAGTTTTCAGCGTCACGGCGTTTGCCCTCCTCGACGAAGTCAGCCGTGATGCTTGACGTATCACGCGGTATAGTGAGGTTTGCGCTTAGATTTGGTAGCCAAGTGCAAAAGCTTAATAGCTTGCTGTCTTGTTTAAGTTGCTCGATCAGCAAATCGCCTCGATACTCTCTATTTACCGCGTCACTTGCCGTGCCCGTGCTTGTAATGTTGTCGGCAAAATTTGCTATAAAGCTATCAGGCAAGGTAAATCGCCCGATCTCGCGCCCTTTAAATTCAAGCTCGCGGCTTAGGTCGATATTTCTATCGACTGCCGATTTAATGATGTTTGCGAGGCTAAATTCGCCGTCATCTTGCCTACCTTTGGCTTTTATATTTACGGTCTCAAATTTACTCTGCGCATTAAGCTTTGCCATATCTTTGCTGAATTCGGCGTAACTTTTACCCGCGGCGATCGCGTCAAGACCCTCTTTGTCGCGCCCTAAAATTTGAGCTAGTTCGATGATATTTTTTTGCTCTGCTTTTTGCATCGCTATCTGTTCCTCTTGTTTTTTTGGCTCGTTTTGCTCTGCGCTCGGTTGCGCTAGCCCTGTGTTCTTGTCGTTTTCTGGCATTTGTTCTCCTTTTAAATTTGGTTTATTGAATTTTGAAATTTTTGCATTCGGGTCTGCTCCTTGCCAAACCGCGGATAGCTCCACGATTTCGCCCTCATAGATTTGATAATGATCTACTCCTTCGATCTTATCCATCTCCTTTACTTTATAATCCCCAAATCCAACGCTTACCGAGTCGCTTAGCCCGGCTTTGTATTTAGCATAGGCCTCGCGAGATGCAGCGACCTCATCGCTAAATTCAACCTTTACTTTAAAATCGCCATTTTCGAATTTTTGGTCTGTGATTTTGCCGATCGCGTTTGCGAAGGTCGGCTCGTGGTCGAGATATAGGGTTTTAGCGTTAAATTTAACGCCGCTCGTATCTACGCTCAAATAATACTCATCGCCCCAAAACGTAGTGCGCTTATGCAGATTGTTTTTGCTAAGCGCGATAAAGCTTATAGTTTTGTGCTCATCGTCAAACGCGGCATCTTTACCAAACGTTACGCTGAAATTCTTGATATCATCTAGTATTTTTTTATCCATTTTTGCCCCTTTTGATTTTTTCTATCTCTTGCAATTTCTGCACGATCTGCTTTTCTTTTTCAAGTTCGTCGATATAGGTGTCATATTCGATGCCTTTTTCCCTCAAAACCTCGATGCGCGTTTTAAACCCCGCCTCGATAGCTTTGGCATTGGCTACCACTTCTTTGCTTGGATCTATATACTCCCAACCTTGCGGTTTAAACGAAAAATGACGTAGCACGAGATCGTAATCTCTCACGCTTATGCGGTTATTTAGTAGCTCGATAAGTAGCCACTCTTTAAAGATAGCATTATGAAATTTGCGGCGTAAGAAATTTTGAATTCGCCTAAACCCGCGCCTTTCGCTTGTCGTACCTTGGCGAATAGAGCTGTAATTTACTTCGCGCAGATCACCTGTAAGGGTCGCATAGCTAACGCCCAAAGATCGCGCCACTTCTTGATTTGTGCTTTTTAAATAAAACTCGATATTTGTCGGATTGTGAGGGTCGATGAATTGCGGAGTTATACCCTCGTCCAAAAACCTCATCTTGCCAACCTCGACGCTTTCTGGTAGCTCGGGTGCTTTATTTTCTATGAGCTCGCCCGTATTGTCGTCAAATTCCGCTCCTACTCCGACTATCGCGCCTTCGTCCTTCCTAAGATAAAAGCCCGTCATCTCGCTGCCTAAACGAGCGCGATTGAGTTCGGCTTTTTTGAATTTATCTTTTTGATGCATGTCAAATATCGCCGTTGCAAGCTTTGAATTCCCACGCGCTTGCTTAGCGATGAGCGGTTTTCTGATATGGATGATGTCTTTTGCCTCTATCACTAAGCGAGTATAATCGTCTTTTTTTATGTAGTATTTTGTCGGTGTTAAGGAATACTTTCCGGCTCTTTTTATGCCGCATTTTATAAACCCACTCTCGTCCGTGTAGTCGTTATCTATCTCTTCTGCGTCTATCAGTTCTATTTTTAGATCATTTGCACTGCGAATAAGTCTGATAAACGCTTCACCATCACGATAAAGGGCGTTTAAGACTAACTCTTCGTAATCTTCGAAGTCATAAACGCCGTACAGGCAGCACTCGTTTTCCCACTCGGAAAACACCGTTTGGATATAGGTGTTTAAATTTCGGTTTTGCGTGGCGACATCTATCACAAAACCGCTCTCGCCTAAAATTTCGCTGTCTAACATATCAAAAAAGCCGCTTGCTAAGGATACGGCGGTGCTTAGGCTTCTTGCTTGATTTCGCAGGACTTTATTCGCCTTATCTGGGTCTGTATTTCGTATCAGTCTTGCAAGCTCAGTTCTATTTATGTCCGGCGCTTCAAGACTTGGATACCTGAAAAATTTAGGCTGTATGCTTGGGCGCGTGGGCTTGAAAAATCCACTCTTATCTTTACTGGATTTTGGCTTTTTCTTTAAAAAATCAAACATCATAAATTCCCGTTAAAAAAGTATGTTACGCTTTGTTTTGATTTTTGCATATCCATTATAATCAGCTTTCTTATGCGCCTTAGCTCGTTAATGAGTTCCAAAGCGGATCGCTTTACGATCTTTACATTATCGATTTCGTATTCTTTTATATTCGTGCCGTTGCTTAAATTTAAGATGATAAATTCGATCGCTTCGTCTATTTTTTGAATTTTTTCTTTTGGTTTCATGACGAGGATACTATCAAAGAGGATATAGCTATTTATACAAGGGAAAATTAAAATTTTCGGATAGAAATAAGCGCATTATAAGGATACCATATATATAATACACATATAAAAGAAAAGGATTGACGATGAGTTCGAAAGACAAACTACTAAAAAGTATCGAAAATAATCCGAAAAATGTAAATTTTAATGACGTAAAAAAACTTTTGGAATGGTTTGGTTTTGAGCTAGCTAACGTTACGGGTAGCCACCATAAATTTAAGTGTGGTGATCGAAGTATCGTAGTACCGTATCACAAACCTATAAAAGAAATTTACGTTAAACAAATTTTAGAGTTGATAAAGGACGAAAGATGAAAAAAGATGTAAATTACTATCTGAATTTGCCTTACGAAATAAAAATCATAAGGCTAGAGGATGGGGATTATTTCGCGCAATACGCTGATGTAGGATTAAATAAGCTCGTGCTTATGGCAGGAGACGGCAAAACTCCAAACGATGCGATAGAGGATCTCAAAGAGGCTTTTAGATGCTATCTTGAAGATGCGATAGCGAAAAGCGAGTTTATCCCTGAGCCCTTAAAAGATGAAAAAAGCAAAAACCTAGCCGTAACGATAAAACAAAGTCTAGTTGATGAGATCGACTTTTATGCCAAAAAAATGGGGCTATCTCGCTCTGCGTTTTTGGCAGTTTCAGCAAAGCAATATATAAAAACGCTTTAATTCTGATATAATAACTGCACTTATACAGATCGTTTGGCGAGTGAGATAAATTTTGAGCTCGCCACCTTACCTATTGTTTTTCTTTTTTAGTTGTGCCTGCCGTATAAGTTTGCGGCATCTTTAGCTCTTTTAGTATATTTGCAAGCTCTATATTAAGCGCGCTTTCCGTCTCATCGCTTAAATTCACGCTCATTTTTAAGCGCTGCGGTAAAGAATAAAGTTTATTCGAAAGAGTAACGGCTATATCGCTAAGCTCTTTTTCAAGCTTTTCTATCGGTATGACTTCGCCCCTTCTCTCCGCCAAAATGAGCTTTTTAAGCTCAGCATCGGCGAATTCTTTCTGGGCTCTAGCTTCCGTTAGCCCGTAAGTGCTCGTAGCGTTTGATATTTTATAATCTATATATTTTTCTACGCACTCTTTGACGTCCCATTTATTACGTTCGGATTTACTTAAAACGCCCTCTTTTTCTAAATCTTGAATTCTGCGTGCGGTTATGCTTAAAATATCGCTTAGCTCGTTAGTGGATACGGTCATCTTAATCCCGTTCGTTTGCAAAAAGCGATAGGTCTTGCTCGATCTTTTGTTTTAAAAGCGTCTTTTTAGCGTGTAAATTTGCCAAATAGTGCTTATACTTTAGGTTTCCTTCGCAAAACGTATTTATAATCAGATCCGCCATATCCGATTTTTTCATTTCATAAGCTTCGCAAAGCTGTTCGAATTTCGAAGCGCACTCGATACTTATAGTCATATCATAACGAGTCTTTTTTACCATTAAATTTTCATGGATCCTTTTCATCTACGCCTTTTTCTAGCCATATTCAAAAGCTTCGCACCTGCGTATGCTAAAAGCGTGATATCCAGTGCTTCGTTTCGCTCTTTTATTTTTACCCATTTTAGTTTGCGATAGCCGTTTTTATCTCGTGTAATCTCAATTTTTTCAGCTGTAAGCTGATTAAAAAATTCCTCGCCATAGCTTTCGTTATAATGAAAATATCCGGGACCCGGGTTTTTTATATTAAGCAGTCTAAAAAGCTCATTTTTGCCGGCATATGTTCCTACCGGCATAAATTTAACGCCTTTTTTTATAATTTTGATATTGTTTAAAAAAGAGGATTTAGCGCTTTGCTCGCTTAGCCCCTTAGTAGCTATGAATCGCTTATCCAAACTTACGAACCTATAAACCCTTTCAGCATTGAAACCGCTATCTATAAGAGCCAAAGAGATGCCAAAGCTCTTTTTATCCTCTCTTGTAAATTTTCGATTTAACACTTTAAAAGCGTCGCTCCAAACTTGATCTTGATCCGTGTTGCCAAAAACTTTTACATGTTCTAAATTATACGCTTCCACACCTTTTGCCCAGCCTATAAAATTTATCTCTATGCGATCGCCTTGGATATCGGCTCCCGCGGTGATAAACTGCACCGCGGACGGTAAATTTTCGCAAGTGTAATCTTCCGCACGAGCAAAAAGTTCAAGCTCATCTATGGAAGCACTAGGATTTTTAGGCGGTTCGAAAGGTTGAGCCTTTATAGTGTTTATGAAAGTTTGGAGCTTTAACTGATCATCCTTGCTTTCATACCAATCTCTAGCGATATCGCTCATCTTAAAAAACGGGCTATATAGAGCGTTTAGGAAAAATCCCGCCGTTTGAGATTTGGGATTTTTAGATATCCACTCGCCACACCTTACCATTTCGTTTTTTTCCTGCTCGTTTATAAGGGCTCCGCACTGCGCGCACTGATATCTTGCACTATCGTAGATCGGCTTGCCGCTCTCATCTTTGTCCCAAATTAAAAATTCGAACTCTAACGTTTGAGAAAAATCGCAATGCGGGCATTTAACAAAAAAATATCGCTGATCGCTAGCTTCGAATTCACTCTGTATGCTTGAGCGATCTTTTATGGTAGGCGTAGAGCTTATGACGATCTTGCGATCGGAAAAGGTGATCGTGCGCTTTTCGGCTAGCTTGATACTATCGCCCTCCTTTGTGGCTTCGCAACGATCGACCTCGTCGACAAGTAAAATTTTAATAGGTTTGCTAGCTAATTTCGAGGGGGCATTCGAGCCTACAAGGGCGAGATTTCCGCCACGAAAATTTTTGATTAAAATTGTATTATTCGCGTCGTTTGCGTTTATTAGCTCGTTTAACTCACTGCAATCCCTTATCATAGGAGCAAGGCGGCGTTTGGAGTAATCCTCTGCGTCGTTTTCATTAGGAAGCATAAATAAAATCGTGCTTGGCTCTTGGTGGATGTAATAGCCTATCGTATTGTTTATCATCTCGCTTTTTCCTAGCTGCGAGCCCCAAAGTAGGACTATTTTTCTGCGTTTTGGGTTTGAAATTTCGTTCATCGGCTCTATTTGATACGAAAACGGCTTAAATTTACCGTAATTGCTTGAGCTTTCACGGCTTAAAATTCTAAATTCGCTCGCCCATTCGCTTAGGCTCATACGAGGTTTTATGAAAATCGATCTTGCAAAAATATCGATGATTTTTCCCATTTTAATTTTTACGATAGTGTGCGTGATGCTTTTTGAATATCAAGTAACTCTGCTGATGCGATTTTATCAAATTTCAAAAGAAAAATCAATTTTTAGCCTTAAAATAGAGTTTTAGAGAATTTTTCAAAGATTGGGGTGAGAAAATTATAAAATTTTTTAAAAGATTATTACAGTTTAAGTTTCGAAAGGTTTTTATGATGAAAATATTCATTAAAATACGATAAAAACGAAAACGAAGCCCCTTAAACTTTTTCAAAAATCCTCTCCCCCCGCAGCTCGCCCACCGCATTTATTAAATTTCTCTCAAGAAGGACCCGTAAAATTCTCCATCGTGCGCCGCTATTAAGAGTGATTATACCAAATCATATCCGGTCTTGCACATCGATATTAAAACGCTGAAAGTGCATCATAATCCAGTGCAAATCATTCCTCGCACTAGATTTATATCAACGCTTTTTAAGCGGAGTTTAAGCACATATGATATCTCCTAAGTTCAGCGGATTTTAAGGCGGCAAATACTCTGAATTTATCGGCTTTTTATGTTCGTGCAGGTAAACGTATTGTTCCGTGGTGCCAAACCTCGGCAAACTTCAACGAGTTTCAAACCCATCCATTTCAAAACCTATCTATTGTAAATCTTTCCATTGTATAGTATTTTTCATTTTTACGATAAGCTTTGCTAGGAAATTATAAAAAGGCTACGCCGTGTTAATAGTCATTGATAAATATATTTTTAAAGTCAAACACAACATTAGCGAGATCACGAAAACTACAAGTATCAATTATGACAAGCAAAAAACCATTACAAAGCCCATTTATACGCATCTTGGCGGATTCGAGGAGGAGATAAATTTCGAGGCTACCATACTGTTAAACAACGTTTTGGAGTTTTTAGGTTTCGAAAGTCTTGTAAAAAAGGGCGAGCCGCTTAATATCTCCAGCTTTGATTTAATAGATAATAAACAAATTTTTATCACTAAGCTGATTCAAAGCGTATCTAATTTCGTAAAAACCGAGCTTGGTGGTATTACGTATTACACTAAAAAATTACAAATTTCAGGATTTATCATTGAGTAAGTCAAACGAAGCCGTATTAAATCGCCTGCAAAAAGATATCGTCAATGCGATGAATAGGACACTTTCAAAGATCAAGAAAGAGCAAACCAATCTCATACTCCAAGATATATCCGTTCGAAAAGAAAAGATACAAAACACCCGCTCCTCGAAATATATAAAAGCGTCTTTTAACAATATGAGCATTAATATCAAAACTTACGACAACAACATAACTCCTACTATGCTGCCACATGGAAAAACTACGCGTTTCGGGGTAGTCATATCGATAAATTCTAGAACGCAAAAATTGCTAAGAGGCGGTTTTGTAAAACCTCGTACAAGAAAGGGCGGCATAATCATCAGTTCAAAAAGCATTAAAAGCGATATTTTCGGAGTATATAGCGGGAATTTCAAAGAATCTAAAAGGAGCTATTTCGTATCTACTAAAATGAAACCCAGTCTATATGACTTTGCAGCAAAAAATATCGATACGTTATTAAAAAAAGCCGAGCAGATTTTTACCGAGGAGCTAAAAAAATGAAGTATCTTGCAAAAGATGGCGATGCACTTGATATGCTGTGCTATAAGCATTACCAAACTTTGGATACGGATGTGTATTCGCAGTTTTTAAGGCAAAATGAGCATTTATTAACCAAAGAAGTTTTAAAAGGCGGAGATATCGTCTATTTCCCGGATATAAAGACGAAGCAAATAAAAAAGGTAAAATATTTATGGGAATGAATGCTGACTTTAAAAAGCCTAAGGTGCAAATTTTATATAACGGTATGGATAAAACGGAGGCTATGGATTGGATAAATATCAGTATCGAGGACAACGAAGGTAAGGAAACGGATAAACTAAATATCACGTTAGGATATGGCGCCGCGAAACCTAGATTTAAAGATAGCATAGAAATTTATATCGATGACTTCTTTCTGGGATTTTTCACTATCGCTACAATCAAAACGAAGTATAAAAAGAGCTACGAGATAGAAGCGATCGCAGCAAATTTTATGAGTGCGCTAAAAGAAAAGAAATCAAGATCGCACCTAGGTTTAAGCTATAAAAAGGTAATCGAAAATATAGCGAGTGAAAACGGATTAAAAACTAAAATAAATTTTAAACGGATGAACGAGGTTGTAGAGCTAGAGCAACACGACCTAAGCGATACTGCATTTTGCCAGAAAATAGCCGATAAACTCGATCTTACTTTCAGTATAAAAAATGGAACTATGATTTTTATCGATAAGGATAAAGTTACAGACCGCGTCGATTATAGCTTAAACGAAGCCGATTATATGGACTTACAATACGAGCAAACGGAAGTTACAAACTATCAATCCTGCGAAATCACGTGGCACGACACGAAAACAAATAAAGACGAAATCGTAAAAGTAGGTAGCGGCGTCCCAGTGCTTAAAAGGCAATTATTTGAGCCCGACTCGAAAGATGAAGCCATAAAAATAGCGCAAAGCTATCTACAAAAGAATAAAAATGGCAGTTTCAAGGGTAGTTTAAGATGTTACGGCGTGCCATTTTTCGCGGGCGGATATCTAAATTTACAAATCGAAAATGAAACCAAAAAAGTAATAATCAAAAAGATAACGCATACTATAAATTCATCATGGATCAGCAATATAGAATTTTTCTAAAGATTTTTTAATATGTAAATCTACAAAATACTCTATTTAGCGGACATTATAACGGACACTTGGAATTTAAATATCAAACAGAATGCCTATAAATAGGAATTTCTAAAAATATTTTAAATCCCTCTCTGTCCGCCACTACTTTAGAATTTAAATCAATAAAATTTCACTTCCGTGGTTCAGCCGATTTCAGCCGCCTAGGATACTGCCTAAAAGCAGCATGGGCATCATTAGCGGCATTACGATGAGCCCTTGTATATCGGTATCCATTTTCGCATCGCGCTCGCTTTTGATCCCGCTATCGACCGCTATACGCGCGGGGTATTCGATCGGCACGCCTAGGCGGTGCGATCTGCGCAGCTCGTCGTGATCTTTTAGGCGCTTAAAATATTTGCCTTCGATCAGATAAGAGTAGCGAAACGTAGAGCTATACGCTGGCTCAAGCTGCTGGGGATCATCCATCAGCTTAGCCTGCACGGATAGCGGCAGATCGTATTTTACGAGCTCGATTTCATGCTGGATATACGCAGCATCGCTGCCCTCGTTGTATCTGTCGATCGTGAGCATGCTTACGTTGCGCCTTATCGCGTCTTTATTCAGCGACGCCAGACTCGCAACCTTGGCTCGCACGGCACTAAGATTTGCATCAAATACATAATCGTAAATCTCACCACTCATACGCAGCTGGCCGCCAGACGTCGCGCTCATCGCGACGATATGCTCTTTGCCCTGCAAATAGCCCGGCAAATTCTTACTCGCACATCCGCTAAAAACTCCACAGCATAGTGCCAAAACCGCGCCGCAAATCCAAAATTTCATAAACTTCCTTTGTAAAATTTAAAGACGGATTGTATTAAATTTTGCCTTAACGAAAGTGGAATTTTACGGCGCGGCGGAATGGAATTATGTGATAGAATTTTATGGCGGCGACGCGTAGAATTTCACGCGGACTTCCATAAAATTCCGATGAAATTTCGCAAGAATTAAAGCCAGAACGCGCGGAAGAGGTAAAAGAAGCACAAGAGCACTATCGAGATTTAAAATTTTAAAATCTCGAGGAAATTTCGCGAAAGGAAGCGAAAAA